GTGTCGGCACCGATGATGTTCCCGATGCGGGGCGGGCGCGGCCTGATGGGCGAGGCGGGGCCAGAAGCGATCATGCCGCTGGCGCGAGGTCCGGACGGTCGACTGGGCGTGCAGGCGGGCGGCGGCGGACGTCCGATCAGTGTGGTGATGAACGTTACCACGCCGGACGTTCAGGGTTTCCAGCGCAGCCAGAGCCAGATCGCCGCGCAGGTGAGCCGCGCTCTGGCCCGCGGACAGCGCAACAGGTGAGGAAGAACCATGGCCTTTCATGAAATCCGTTTCCCGGCAAACCTGAGCTTCGGCTCGGTCGGGGGGCCAGAACGGCGGACCGAGATCGTGACCCTGCAAAACGGGCATGAGGAGCGGAACACACCCTGGGCGCATTCGCGGCGCCGGTATGATGCCGGTGTGGGATTGCGTTCGCTGGATGACGTTGAGACGTTGATCGCCTTCTTCGAGGCGCGAGGTGGAGAGCTGAACGGGTTTCGCTGGAAGGACTGGTCGGACTACAAGTCCTGCCCGGCCTCGAAGGTGCCCTCGCCGCTGGATCAGGTGATCGGCTTGGGCGACGGGGTGCAGACGGTGTACCAGCTGGTCAAGACCTATCGATCGGGCCAGCAGACCTATACGAGGCCGATCGTCAAGCCGGTGCTGGGCAGTGTGCTTGTCGCGGTGGCCGAGGACCCGAAGGTCGAGGGGCTGGAGTTCACCGCCGATCCCGCGACCGGGCAGATCACCTTTTCCGACCCGCCCGCCCTGGGTGCCCAGATCACGGCAGGGTTCGAGTTCGATGTTCCGGTGCGCTTTGCTACCGACCGCATCCAGACTTCGGTCGCGTCGTTTCAGGCTGGAGATGTGCCGGCGGTTCCGATCCTGGAGGTGCGCGGATGACCAAGGCACAGCTTCTTGCGCATCTTGCAACCGGTTCGACCACGGTCTGTCGTGCCTGGACCGTCACCCGGCGGGATGGTGTCGTTCTTGGCTTTACCGACCATGACCTGGATCTGGTTCTCGACGGTGTCGTGCATTCGGCCGCAACGGGCCTGACCGCGCATAGCCTGGAAGGAGGCACCGGACTGTCGGTCGACAATACCGAGGTGTTGGGGGCACTCAGCGACGCGGCGATCTCGGAAGCGGACCTGATGGCCGGGCGCTACGACGGAGCCGAAGTGCGTCTGCGTCTGGTCAACTGGGCTGACCCGTCGATGTGGCTGGACGAATTCCGCGGTACGATTGGAGAGGTCGTGCGGAGCGGAGCCGAGTTCAGGGCCGAGTTGCGTGGCCTGTCAGAGGCTCTGAATCAGCCAACCGGTCTTGCCTACACGCGTGGATGTTCGGCGGTGCTGGGCGATAGCCGGTGCCGGTTCGATCTGTCACAGCCTGGCTACTTGGTAGACCTGGCGCTGGACGGCATCGAGGAGGCGGGCGTCAAGCTACGTTTCGCGGGGTTTCAGGGCCATGAGGACCGCTGGTTCGAGGGCGGACGGCTGGAAGTGTTGAGCGGCGCTGCCGTCGGGCTGGTCGGACTGGTGAAATCCGACCGCCAGGTCGGACCGGACCGGGTGATCGCTCTGTGGCAATCCATGCGTGCGGACCTTCGCCCCGGGGATCAGGTGCGGCTTTTCGCAGGTTGCGACAAGCGGCTGGAAACCTGTCGGCAGAAGTTTACCAACGTGCTGAACTTCCGGGGGTTTCCGCATATCCCGGGAGAGGACTGGCTGGCCGGTTACCCCCGGCCGGGCCAGTCCTATTCGGGCGGCTCGTTGACGAACGGCTAGGGCAGGGCCATGGACATCCCGCATCGGGCCGTGCTGGAAGCCCGGCGCTGGCTGGGCACGCCTTATGTTCACCAGGCCAGCTGTCGCGGTGGTGGTACCGATTGCCTGGGGCTGATCCTGGGGGTTTGGCGCGCACTCTACGGCCAGATGCCGGCCGAAGTGCCCGCCTACACAGCGGACTGGTCCGAGCCCTCCGGGCGCGAGGACCTCATGACGGCTGCCCGCTGCCATCTCATGCGACGCGGACCCGATCAGGAGGCCATTGGGGACGTGCTTTTGTTCCGCATGCGTGATGGACGGGTTGCCAAGCACCTGGGGCTGCAAAGTGCAACCGGGCCGGCTGCAGCATTCATTCACGCGTATACAGGCCATGGCGTTGTTGAAAGCGCCCTGACCGAGCCCTGGCGTCGCCGCATCGCGGCGCGCTTTGCCTTTCCTGACGGAGCGTCCTGATCATGGCAACTCTTGTTTTCTCGGCTGTCGGCGCGGCCGTCGGTTCAGGCTTTGGCGGCACTGTACTTGGGCTTTCCGGTGCCGTGATCGGGCGGGCCGTGGGGGCCACCATCGGGCGCAGCATCGACCAGCGCATCCTTGGCGGCGGCGCAGAAGCGGTAGAAGTTGGCCGCATCGACCGCTTGCGGCTGAGTGGGGCGTCTGAAGGGGCGCCGGTGGCCCGGGTGTGGGGCCGCATGCGGGTTGCGGGCCAGATCATCTGGGCAACCGAGTTCCGCGAGCATGTCAGCCGTCGAGGCGGTGGGAAGGGTGCGCCGCAGCCCAAGGTCAACGAATACAGCTACACGGTAAGCCTGGCGATAGCTTTGTGCGAGGGCGAGATCCTGAAGGTCGGCCGGATCTGGGCCGACGGAAACGAGATGTCGCCGGACGATCTCAACCTGCGGGTTTACAAGGGGGACGAGAGCCAACTTCCAGACCCGAGGATTGAGGCGATTGAGGGCGTGGGAAGAACGCCGGCTTTCCGCGGCATCGCCTATGTCGTGATCGAGGATCTGGATATCTCTGCCTTTGGCAATCGGGTGCCGCAGTTCACCTTCGAGGTCCTGCGCGCCGCGCAGGGCGACGGTGTGGATGCCACGTCTTCTTTGGCGCGGCTGATCAACGGCGTGGCGCTGATCCCGGGAACCGGCGAATACAGCCTGGCCACCACGCAGGTCACCTTTCAGTTTCAGCCCGGGCGCTCTGTTTCCACGAATGTCAACACCCCGTCCGGCAAGACCGATTTCAGCACTTCGCTGGATCATCTGGTCGCCGAGCTTCCCGAGACGAAGTCGGTTTCCCTGGTGGTGTCCTGGTTCGGCAATGATTTGCGCTGCGGAAGTTGCACACTTCGTCCCAAGGTCGAACAGACCGCTCAGGATGGTGTTCCAATCGCCTGGCGATCCGGCGGGATCCCGCGTTCGGCAGCGATGACGGTTCCACAGGTCGAGGGCCGCGCGATCTATGGCGGCACACCGGCGGACGGCGCTGTCATCGAGGCCATTCAGGCGATCCGGGACGAAGGCCTGGAAGTCATGTTCTATCCGTTCATCCTGATGGAACAGCTGGACGGCAACACGCTTCCGAATCCCTGGACCGGAGGGGTCGGGCAACCGGCCCTGCCATGGCGCGGGCGCATCACGACGTCGTTGGCTCCGGGTCAGGAGGGAACGACGGACCGTACGGCGCTTGCCGAACTGGAAGTGCAGGCCTTCTTCGGGACCGCAGCCCCAAGCGACTTCACAGTCGTGAACGGGACGATCACCTACGCCGGCCCAGACGAATGGAGCTATCGCCGGTTCATTCTGCACTATGCCCGGCTTTGTGCGCTGGCCGGGGGCGTCGATGCCTTTTGCATAGGATCGGAGATGCGGTCGCTGACCCAGATCCGCGGGGCAGGGGACACGTTTCCTGCCGTCGAACAGATGCGTGCCCTGGCAGCAGATGTGCGCCAGATCCTGGGTCCGGGCTGCAAGATCAGCTACGCGGCCGACTGGTCGGAATACGCAAGCTATTCCGTTGGCGACAACCTCTATTTCCACCTTGATCCGCTGTGGGCCGACACCAACATCGACTTCATCGCGATCGACAACTACTTGCCGGTCTCGGACTGGCGCGACGGTAGCGGACATGCTGACGAAGCCTGGGGCAGCATCTATTCCTTGGAGTATCTGCAGGCGAACATCGAGGGCGGCGAATACTACGAGTGGTACTATGACTCGCCCGAGGCCGAGGCCATTCAGCGCCGTTCGCCGATCACCGATGACGCATACGATGAACCTTGGGTCTACCGGGCCAAGGATTTCAGGAACTGGTGGCAAAGCCCGCATCACGACCGGATCGGCGGGCTTCGCAATGCGACTCCGACAGGGTGGGTGCCGATGTCCAAGCCGTTCCGCTTTGCGGAATTCGGCTGCGCTGCCATCGACAAGGGTACGAACCAGCCCAATCGTTTCCTTGACCTGCGATCTTCCGAATCCGGCCTGCCACGGGCATCGACGGGCCGAAGAGATGATCTGATCCAGCTGCAGTACCTGACAGCTTTTGCCAGTTACTGGGGCAGCAATGATCGCAATCCCGTCTCTCCGATCTATGGCGAACGCATGATCGACATGGAGCGGGCGCATGTATGGGCGTGGGACGCGCGGCCGTTTCCGGCCTTTCCAGCACGCCGGGACCTGTGGGGTGATTCTGCGGCCTATGCGCGGGGCCACTGGCTGAACGGCCGCAGCGGAAATCAATCCCTTTCGTCCGTTGCCACCGAGATCTGCCGGGCAAGCGGTGTTGCGGACATTGATGTCTCCGGCCTACACGGGCTGGTGCGCGGCTATGCGGTTGATCAGGTCCAGTCGGGGCGTTCGTCACTGCAGCCTTTGCTGCTGGCCTATTCGGCCGATGCGTCCGAGCGCGACGGCATGTTGTGCCTTTTCAACCGGACTGGGGTGCCGAAGCTGACCCTCGAACCCGAAAAACTGGTCCAGTCCGAGACCACCAATGGCTATCTTGAGATCACGCGGGCCGGAGAACCCGAGATCGGATCGGTCGTGCGTCTGGCTTACATCGACGCGCAAGGCGACTTCGATGTCCGAGCGACAGAAGCGCGGTTCCCCGATGAAGCACAGCGTTTCGTGTCGAGTACGGAACTTGCCCTCGGGCTTACTGCCGGAGAGGCGCGCTCGACCGTGCATCGCTGGCTTGCCGAAACCCGCATCGGCCGCGAGACCGCGCGCTTCACACTTCCACCATCACGCCGGGATATGCGGGCTGGTGACACGGTCGAACTGGACGGGGCGCTGTGGCGTATTGATCGCGTCGAGACTGGAGATGCCGCTGCCATGCAGGCCACGCGTGTGGAGCGCGGAACCTATGTCGAGAGCGAATTCGATGAGGAGGTTGCCCCGGCCCGCAGTTTTGCGGCGACCGGGCCGGTCTATCCGGTCTTCCTGGATTTGCCCCTGCTGACCGGCGCCGAGGTGCCGCATGCCCCCCACGTCGCGGTCACGGCCGAACCCTGGCCAGGGGCCGTTGCTGTCTGGTCCTCGCCATCCAGCGATGGATTTGAACTGAACCGTGTCCTTGCTGCGCCTGCCATCATCGGGCAGACGGAAACCGCCCTTGTCCGGGCGCGTCCCGGTCTTTGGGATCGTGGAGAAGCCCTTCGGGTGCGCATCGTCGGTGGTACTCTGGCGTCGGCTGACCTTCCGAATGTGCTGAACGGTGGGAACGTCATGGCGATCGGAGACGGTAGCGCGTCGCCTTGGGAAGTTCTGCAGTTTGCAAAGGCCGAACTCGTGGCCGAGGACACCTACGACATCTCGATGAGGCTGCGCGGCCAGCTTGGAACCGATGGGATCGTTCCTCCGGTCTGGCCGGTCGGCAGCACGGTCGTGATTCTGGACCGCGCGCTTCAGCAGATTGACCTGGCGCCCTCTGCCCGAGGCCTGGCCCGGACCTACCGGATCGGTGTTTCCGTCCGCGGCGTCGACAATCCAGCTGCGGTGGAACGGCAGGACGCTTTTGACGGCATTGGCTTGCGGCCCTATCCGGTC